AAATGAGCCTGACTCACATCTTGAATGTATCCGATCGGCATTCTACCTTGATAACAATTATCAATCTTAATTTTATCACCCGCGCCAGCGGTTCCAGAAACAATGATGTCAAAATCAGTGTCGCCTCCGACGGTTGGAAAATAATAATCTCTTTCCACGCCATCGCTTGGAACGTCTAGGTTCCATTGCTCAACGCTATCGACTAGTGCTTTGATAGTCACACCTGAAGTCGCTGCGTCTGCTGATACTTGGCAACCCGCCAGCATTTGAGTGTTAGTATAATCTGAACTTATTGTGTTATGCGTCCATGTCAGTGTGTCCGAAACATCAGCATCTACTGCGAAAATCTTTTTATCAAACGGTTTAATTTGTGTTGTTCTGTCAATCGCTGCGCATGAAGTGACTGCTGACCCCGCTGAACTACAAGTTCCGTAAGTTCCATTTTCAAAACTAGGATCTTCAATGATATTTTGAGAAGCACTTCCACCGCCACCAGTTCCAAATTTTTTAAAATCTGCTCCGACTTTACTTTTAAAAACTAGCTCTCCGACCGCGTCGTCATATTTAATCTCCGGGATATCCGCCGTCCCATTAATATCATATTTTAGGGAAAGATCTTGGGCCGTTCCGTCTCCAATTGATATTTCGTTTCCCTCAATCGCAAGAGTCGATTTAGCGCGAAATGGGATATTAATTTCCATTTCCGTTCCGTCCGGAGAAGAAAAGATAGGATTTGAAGCTCCAAGTCCCATTTTTAACTCGAGAGACTTAGCGCTTAAAGCGTCTCCGTCTCCAAATTTCATATCATTATTAGGAATATCAAACGGGATCGCTCCAAAAGCCCCCGTCGAAATCGCCAATAATACAAATATTATTAAACTTTTCATAATTAAACTACCTCCGTCATATTTCCGATTAATTGATTATTTGCTCCATTATTCTCGATTTCATCCGTATTATTGCCAAATGTATTAAACATTACAAAACAATTTTTTGCGTTCGCCGTAAGCTCTATGGCTTTCCCTCCCGCTTCGTCGAAATTAAGAAATCTTCCTTTCTCTATTTTTACTCTCGGAGCATCTATTTGAAGCCCTACGACCGTAGTCGCGCCTTTGGCAAAAGAAGCGCTCGGATGAAAAGTGACCTCTACGCCCGCTTTGTCTATTAGTTGAGTAACCGTCGGACTAATTGGATCCAGGACGTAAATCCTAACGTCTTCCACTGGAAGAGCTACTCCGTCCATATCCGCGATAACGTCGTTAATTGTCGCATGAGTTCCAGTAGGGCTCACAATGGCGTCGTAAAGCCCTTGGATTTGAGTGACTTTGTCGACTTCTCCGTCGAAATATTCTACCCATTGTCCTACGTTATTTTGCCACCAATTAAAAAATTCCACCGGCGGGATTTCTACTTTCCATCCCTCCGCACGTTTCGCCGCTCCGGGATCTTGTATTAATGATCCCCCGTCCGTTGCCCACGAAGGAAGTTGACTAGGTTTTGACATATTCTTTCTCCTTAGCTAAATGCTATCTTATATTAAGTCCGTTGAAAATCTTCCGCCGTAAATATGATCCTCAATCGTCCCGAAGCCTAAAATCCCTTCATTCGAAGGATCTTCAAAGCCGAATTTTGGAGAAGTATCATAAAAGAAAGCGAACTCTCCTCCGATACTCCCATCTACTACTGTCCCAAAGCCCAAGGCCGTAGGCGCTCCCGAAAAGCCAAAAGGCGTTCCACTAAATTCTCCGATCCGATCTATACGAATCCCCGCTCCGACTACGCCTTGGAGCTTATTATAAATAAACTCCGCCGTAATGGGATTAATCACTCCATTTGATAGGAGAGTCATCCCCGCGGGGTAATGCTCTTGTAATTGGGCTATGCTGGCCCTAGTAATAATTTTATAAATATCGATAACTCTCTCCGTCTCCCCTTGGGAAATATTCCCTCCAAGTTTAACATAGAGCAATATCTTATAAAAATCGTCGTCAAAGCCGAGTCGCTCTTGGCCTATAATCGTCCCAAAATCGTCTAAAACTTGTCCGGATGCATTTTCGATCCATCTTCCCTCAAATAGTGAAAAAAGAGCGTCCTCGAGATCTTGAGTCTCTCGGTTAAACGAATCGAGTATGGATATTAAGTTAGTCGCTTGCTTATATTGCTCGATTAACCGATCTTGCGCCTCTTGAATATGGTTAGTTATTTTAGAGACTGTCATAATTCTATTACCGTAGCCCTTCCGGAATCCCATCGCGAAATCTCATTCGCCGCGACGATAATATTATCGTCAAGCGTAGGGCCCGCACTTGTCCCGATTCGGATTGCTACGTCCGTAATCCCCGGGATATCATTTAAAGCGCATATTAATTGAGGATAAACGATTATATCTCCCCCAATACCTAAAGCATTTCCAAAGTCTAAAATCGCTTGCTCGGCTATTGTTAAGCCATTGGAAGGGAAATCGCTATTTGTAGTTAGATCAATTTCGACATAAATATCTAAATCCGTTGGACGAGAAAATTTAACATTTTGTGGAAATCCTTGCGAGTCTATAATCCCTTCGGTTAATGCTCCAAAAGTCTCGATCCCCGCCGGTTTATTTTCCCAAATTAAAGGCGCGATAGTCGCTAAGTCGCTCCCATTGATTACAATCTCGAAAGACTTTGGGGGTCTTCCGGCCAGCTCAATAAAAGTAATATTTTCAAATCCTACGACCGCCGTAACGCCCTCAAGATCCGCAAGGATTGAAACGATAGCTCCTAAAGTCCCCGCTCCCGCTCTTTGTAAAGATTGAGCTCTTCGGAGTTTTAAGTCCGCGTCGGATTCTATATCTCGCCCGATTATAGCGTCTTCATTATTAAAAACCGCGTCGAGTCCCGTAATTGGATTCTCAATAACTGTCAAAGATCCGGCCGGGGCGGATATTTCGCCCACTACTTCCGCAAAAACAATCGCCGAGCTATTGGCTTGGCCCGCCGTCGTCTCTACTATTGTAGTCGTTACGGGGCTCGAGCTTAACTCGAGAGTATTATCTAAAACAATTAAAAGAGGATGAGGCTCTCCGCCGTCGTCGCCTTCAAAAGTAATCGTAAAGCCGGAAGAAAAGTCCCCGGCCACTACGACCGAGGACAGAGAAGAAAGACCATTGAGAGCATTCTCAACGTCTAGGGAGGTCGCGTCATACGCGATCAAAACCGAATCTTCGTTATTATTATATTGTAGTCTAAAGTTACCCGCGTCCGGAACTCCGGAAAATGTTAGAGTTTGGACTTCGTCTACGCTTGCCCCAAGAGTGATCCCCGAGTCTAATACAAATCGAGAAGTCGGACTCCCATCTACGGAGAAAATTGATCCCGCCGGAATAATTGTCCCCGGCGTTCCTTGAAAGTATAAAGTCGCTCTTGAAGCGACGCCTGGCTGTCTTGTTATCCCCGTAATAGAGACGACGTTATCCAAAGGGACTCCGCTTGAAGTATTTGGATATGCTGAATTATAAACCGCTTCGGCAAGCTCCCATAATTTCGCCTCTCTTTCCGATTGAAGCCCTACAATTTGCCCAATGACCGAACTCGGGAGGAGATTTATTGCATCCCCTAAAGCCTCTTTTAACTCGGCTTCCCTTTCTAATTTTATATCGGCCAATCTTTTAGAGACAAAGCCCGTTTCCGTTATACCAAAAGTCATAATATGTCCTCATCAAATGAAATTATCCCATCGGAAGTCCTAGCGGAAAAAGAGAGACTCAATTGTCTTCCATCTTCGCCGCCTAACTCTATACTAAATTGTAACAATTCTATGACGCCCGGACTAGATAAGATCTTGTCCTTAAAAATAGCGTCGATTCTCGCCGGATTGGGCGCTTTCTTTAAAATATCTTGAAAATATGGAACGCCCTCTCGAGTATCTAAAAACCATTCGCCCGCAAAGACTCTAAGCTCTTGTCTCAATACTTGGGCGATTTCCTCTCTCCCCGTTAAGAGAAAAGCGTCATTATTTATAATATCTATGTCATTGTCTTGATCGACTTTAATTGTACTCATGTAATTTCCCCGACTCCGATTATTGGCCTAGCTTCGGCATCCTGGAAGCTTCCCGGTAAAATGTCCGCTTGCTCAATCTCTTGCACTAAAGCCGCCGCAAGATCTTCGATATACGGTTTTAAAGTGGACTCGATCGAGGACGTATTCGAGTTACGAGCTACGATTCTCGCGAATATATCATTTGCTAGTCTTGTCGCATCTAAGGCCATAATTTATCCTTTCAACGTCTCGAGCCTTGCCTTTATGGCGTCAATCGTCGCTTTTGATCCGGGGAAAATCGGTTGTGGCCCAATGCCAGTGATCCAATTTGCCGCCGTGATCGCGTCGATAAGCTCTATTAAAAGAGCAAAAAGCTCTTCGCTATTATTAGTTAATTTGAATTTTCCGGCGGAAGATAATTCAATATTCCCGCCTCCATTTTTAATTAAGATCTTTCCATCTTTCTCAATCGTAATATGATTCGCTCCATTTGAGATCTCTATATTATTAGATCCTCCATTCGGGCTAAATCCTGATATAGTCGGATAGCCTCCTGGTATGGCATAGGCGTCCGATAGATTGAATTTACGGGGATCGTTAGGGGAAACAAGACCGCCTTTTGATTTCCAAATATCAAGACTCCTCTCGGAGAAGACGAGCGTAACGACGTCTCCGGGATTGAGGTCGAAGTGTAAAAATGCATTTCCGTTCCTTGGAAAAGTTACCGGGACATTATTTATAATTGGGAGATCTACTACTCTCCCGTCCGTATATTTACGTCTTAAAGCCGGTTGAACGCTACAAGATTGCTTTGCCCGATCATAGCTTTTTACTATCGCCGGGACGCAAGTATGCACGTCCGAGAGCTTGCCCTCTACGGCCAATTGGAGAAGTTTAGGGAGAGAAATTTCTTCGACGTTTTGAGTCATTACGAAGCCTCCCCGGTGCAAAGAAATTGCCCTTCTTTATTGTTTCCACTATATTTTATTTTCCTAACCGTTACAAAATTATTAAGCTCCGAGACTTCGCTTACGATTTGGAGGACTCTTCCGACTTTTATATCAGGATTTAAAAGAGCTTCGAAGCGGATTACGTCTTGGAGATTTTGTTTCCCATTTACTTCGGATTTAACTCTATAAGCTTTTAAAAGCCCCGTATCTTTAGAGAGAAATATCGCCTCTTCGTCCGTCGATCCGTTTTTAGGTAGGATTTGAAGCTCGTTATTTTGGACGTTCCATTCAAGATTTTGCTTTCCGGTTAATTCATCGAGACGATCTTTGATCTTTCCCGTCGCCGAATATCCCGAATTAAAGACAAGATCTTGGAGTCCTTTTACGGTCGCTTTTGCTACTCCGAGCGTCTTAGACATATCGTCCACGACGGTTTTAATCGAAGTCCCTTCCTTATATGATTTATCGAGAGTCTTCTCCCTTAAAGCTTTTGTAGCTTCTCCGATTTGAAATTTTGTAATGATATCCGGGCCCGATCTATTTGTTTCGGCGTCCAAAATATCGCCCGAAGACAATAATTTGACTAAAGCATCTTCTCCCGGAGGAGCGTATCCTGCTTTTATAATGTATTTCGAGCCCTCTTCATTGATTATCCCTCTTGAAGCCGGACTAAGATTATAAATGGAAATAGTCCCACTATTTGCATTGGATTCTCTATTCTTATCGACGCTAAATTCGATTCTAAGTTCGCTAAAAGTTCGGCCCTCTTCGCCTTCCTTTCCGACTGTCAATTCGACTCTTCGATTAAAGAGGATCGTCATACTAGATCCTCCGACTCTTGATAAAAGAGATTAATATCTTCGCCTAGATTATCCGCGCTCGCGTCTCTTTGAAGATTCGCCCTATCGAGCATGATAAAATCTCCTGGAGGTAAATCCGCGACGGTTAATTGATCCAATAAAGGGACGTTTGTTAATAGCAAAAGCCCTGATACGATGGGGATCTCCTCTTCCGTTAGGATATCCATCGCCCATCTATCCATCCGCTCATTATAACGAATATCTAAATTATAAATAACGCCTTCAAGCTCGATACGCTCGTTAAATGCCGGAAGGTCGCTTCGTATAGGTATCTTAATTAAGGCCATATTATCCCGTTAATCCTTTATAAGCTTTGAAAAGGAGTGATCCTTGTCCTTGCTCATTTGCCGAAGATGGAAGCGGACTTTGCTTTCCGATAGTTTGCTCCGCCGCCGCTCCTTTAGTAGTCGCACCTTTTGGAATAGATACCGTTTGACTTTGTACGATTCGAACGCTCTCGCATCTAACTGTAAATCGTAACGACTTCCCATCTTGCGCATTTACGGGGATTGATATCTCCGAGATTAAAACATTTTCATACTTTTTAAGTCCGGTTAGGACTGTAAATGGATATCTATTTTTCCAAAAGTTCTCTAATTGAGTTAATGCCGTGACTCTCTTGGCGATCGCTCCGGCATTATTTAAAACGCCTCCGCTTATCGATCCGACAAGGCTTCCAAGGGCGTTAAATCCTACATTTTGGACTTGTAGGGCTATGTCTCGGATATCGCTTCGATTAAAAGGCGCTTCCGATATAAGCCCCGTAATTTCAAATTTTTCATTTCCTAAAACGACATTATCCGAGACGTTCGATCCGTCCTCGATTTCGTTTTTGGTTATAGTCGCCGTCCTCGTATGGGATTCGCTTATCGTCGCGTCCAATTGAAGAAAGCCGATTCTTTGCCCGCCGATCTCATAGAGAAGCGCCGTGCGATTAATTACATTTCCTAAAGCCGTATCAAATAAGGCCATATATTACTCCGCTATCGGGGAGGCTACGTCTCTCCCGGCTTGCGTAAATAGAGAGCTTAAACTCTCCTTTACTCCGTCCCTGACAAATGGCCCGACCTCTTCGGGATTCGTACCCGCCGGGACATTAACTTCGATTGGCGCATTGACGTTCGTATCGCCCCCGCCTTTCTTTTCATTGGACGGGCCAAAGCCAAAAAGCCCGCCTATCCCATTATTTAAGACCGTGGAAGGATCAAAAGTATTTACGGCGCTTTCTTTAAGCGCGTCTAAAGCTCCCCCAAAGTCTCCTCCGGCAATTGCCCCAATCGCTCCGCCTAAACCTCTTACGAGGGATATAGCGCCTCGAATAGGAGCCGTTATAAGGGCAATCGCCCCTTTAACTATTCCCGGAAGACTGTTAAATTTTTCTCCGACAAAATCGACCGCTCTTCCCATTTCGTCGATTATGACTCCCGTTAAGGAATCTTCGCCTTTAAAGAAAGCGATTAAATCGTCGACGACTAGAAAAATGATGGCAAGACCGGCGGCGATTAAAGCCCCGATTAATAAGAATTTGGCCCCTAACAATAAAAGGGCGCCATTTGACAAGCCGATCGCCGCGGCGAGGCCCGTAAATGCGGCTATTAGTGGAGTAGCTATCGCCAAAACCGATCCAAAGAGGAAAAGAAGTGGGCCGACAATGGCGACAAGCCCTCCGACGATTAAAATAAGCGTTTTAGTCCCTTCGGACAAGTCATTAAAAAATTCTACGACTGAAATTATTTTATTTAATACTTTAGTCGCCGCCGGGAGAAGTATCTTCCCAAAGCTTACGGCCAAATCTGAAATCCTAGCTCCTAAGATTCTCGATCTATTGGCAAAACTATCTTGAGTCCTAGCAAAATCCCCAATCGCGTTTTTCGATTGCTCTTGGGCAATTTGGAGAGTCGCAAATGCTTTCGCCTGTCTTTCCGTCTCAAAGGTTAATCCCTTAGCGGTATTAATAGCGACTTTTTTCTTTACGTCCTCTTCGAGTATTGAGATCCCCAAAGACTTAACCGATTCTCTTTCCCCGAGTAGTGCTTTAGTAAGGGCTTTGGAAGCGCCTTCCGCTCCGCCCGAGAAGTTCGTAAAGGATGCGAGGTCGACGGCCAGCTCATTAACTTGCTTAGATAAATCCAAAGCGGACTCTTGAGTAAAGTTAAAACCTGTCAAAAGATCCGCCGTATCCCCTAAGAGAGTTTGAGCGGCGACGCCACTTTGCCCGAAATCTCTTGCAAAGTTTTTCGCCGTATCCGCCGCTTGGCCTTGAATATTCTTAAAAATTGTATTGAATTTAGAGTCCGCCTCTTCCGCGTCGCTTGCCGTCTTAATGAACGCCGCGCCCGTGGCGAGGATTGGGAGAGTTACAAAGGTAGTAAGCTTTTTACCGGCATTCGTCGCCGTTTGACTTACCTTTTGAAGTGATTTAGTCGTCGCTTTGACTTTAGAGTCGAACGCTTTTAATTGATCGTCTCTTATGTCAAATCCAATTTTTGTAAATAACTCTCTTATAACCATTATTTTTTCTTCCTTAAAAACTCTTGGATCTCTTCCTCAATGTCTATGGCCTCGTGAAAGTCCATGACGTCGCTAAGTGAGAGCTTCTCGTCGATTTCCGCATAAGTAGTCTTCCCGGCCATAATAAGTCTAAAGAAAAACCAATCGACGCTAGTCTTTCCCATATTATAACCCGCCAAGCTTCCGTCGGATACTACCCTTTTAGCTCGGCGATCTCTCCTAAAAAATCGGAGTAATTTACCTCCAAAGAGAATTTAACGAGCTTAAATAAATGCATTAAGCCTTTTTCTCTTTTGTTTATATGACTTTCAATATTAACGATCTTTTTATAGTCTTCTCCGTCCACTGAAAAAGTAATTAAGTCCGTAGGCAAAAGATCCTTCATAAGTTTTTCAATTGCGTTCTCTTCCATCCTCTCCGTAAGGGCTTCGAGCGCCATCCCTATAATCTCCGGATTGACGTCCGCATCTAATAGAGATCCATTCCCTTTGGCGTCTTTTTGACTCTCACCTATAAGCTTTCCAAGAGGTCTTCCAATTAATTTAAGGATTCTAGTTAAGATTTTTGAGCTCTTAAATGGGCTCAATGGATACATTTTGTAAGTGACTTCGTCTATTGTGACTTCTTTTGGCTCTCTCATTTTTTACCTCCCTACGATAATATAAAGCGGAGAAGTCTTCTCTTCCCTCTCCGCTTATGAGATTAAAATTTAATTAGTTTCCGCCTAAATTCATTTCTAAATTTTCAGCTTGGAGAATCCATTCGCGATTTGAAAGCTCTTTCGCATAATCCGCTTGAGGATATTTAACGATATAAACTTGCTCCGCTTTATGGAGATCCGATCCCGAGTTATCCCTAACCAAAACCGGAACGAGGATATTATCCCCATCCTCATCGGCTTTTAAAAGATCCGAAAGGGCTTGATTTGATTCGCTCGTTTGTTGCAAAGTAAAAGTAAATTTACCCGATTTATTGGCGTTTTTAGTTCGTGATCCGCCGCCCGTCGCACTTGGGACAAAAGTCGAAGAGTCTTCGTCTCTTGCTACGGAGATAAAAGTCCCCTCCGCAAATCCCGAAATGATTTGGCCGTCTACAATTACGCTAATTTCGCCAGGTGAGTATGATTTCATATTTTATCTCCTTATAAAGTGACTACGCCACGAATTTCGATTCTATGTACTGCACCCTGTAAGATCGCTCTAAATGTAAGGTTAGGAAGATTTCTCGTCGCCTTATCATTAAAAGGGAGATCCCTTACGTTTGGTTTAGTTACCACCGAAAGGCCCGGAACTAAGATCCCTTGGCTTTCCGATAACTTTAAGACCGCTTCCATTTCGTTTACGATAATGTCCGCGCCCGCATTTGTATAAGGAATCTTTGGAAGATTTACCAATCTTGAGTAAATCGCCTCTTGCATTCTCGCTTTTATAAAATCTACGCCTCTAATTTCATCGATGAAAGATCCGTCCCCCATCCATCCCTCTTCGGCGATTGAAACGCCTCCGATTCTATTATAGTAGTTACCTTTTACGTTACGAATATTCGTTCTCGCCGCCCCGCTTAAAGCATCCGGAATGATTCCCGAAAGCGTTTTAAATTTCCAAGTAATTGATCCCGGAAGGGCCGGTAAAACTCTCCCAAACCATGCGCATTCCGGATATTTTGTCGCCGCTTCGGCGTTATAGAATGAGTATGATCTCGAGTACGAATTATCGAAAAGAGTATTTGCAATATTTGGAGTCGTAGCCGATAAGATATCCGCTTCCGCCGAGCCAAGCCCACAAATCTTAGCTTCGGACTGAATATAAGCCGCCGCCGCCTCTTGATCTGCCTCTACTCTACTTGTAAGAGCGAGAGCATACCAATCGTCGTTCTCTTCCGAAATTGCCGTCAATGCATCCCCCACCGTTTCCACGCCTTCGACATATCCGACGATAGCTTGCTCCGGTAAAAGGACTTGACTAAAATACGCTAAAAGAGCGATATAAGTCGCATCCGTTACCGCAAAATCGTCTTTGAAAGAATCCGCATCATAGACTCTTACTCTTGAAGTTTGGCCCACGGGCTTATCCGCTTCGTCCGCTACAAGTAGCATAGTCCCAAAGCCTTTTTGGCTTACGGCCGTCGTTTGACGATCGATTTGGATATTAATAATTCGATCTAGTTCACTCATATTCATTCTCCTTATGGAATAGTTATAGTCCCATTATCTACTATTTCGTCCGCCTCATTCTTTATGCTCGCCGTGATCTCTACGCTATCGATAGGATCTAGGCTTTGAGTAATTGATGAAGTAGTCCTCAAAGCGACGTCCATTTGGGCTCGCTCCTCATAATTAGATTGTAATAGCTCCGATAGGTCTTGAGAAGACAAAGCATCGATTATTTGTAGCTCGAATCCAAGACCTTTCGCTTTTAAAAATATAGTATCTTTAAAAATCCTCGTTTGGAGAAGCTTTTGCAATCTCGCCATGAGATTTAAAGCCCCTTTTCGGTAGATATTAACCGAAAGGACGAGCTCTTTTTGCCCGACCGTCTCGACCTTGACGCCCGATCCGTTTATCGCGTATCGCTCTTCGTCTTGGCCTTCAAAGGTCGGGCCTGGATTTAAAAGGATAGTCGCATAAGGCGCGGGCTCGTCGGATTCGTTTACGGGGGGACGGGTTCCGGATTGATTTGCCCGCATGACTTCGATCCCTAGACCTTCCGTAATGGATTCCCATAGGACGTCATAGATCAAATCATTATTTATGGATTTATCCTCTATTATGCTCATCGCTCATCTTTCCTTAAAATTGCTATGATTTTATAATGCGGTAAGACAATATCATAATGACGATTTTCCGCGACTTCCCATTCTCTTCCATCATAAAGGATCAAATCCGCGTCGCCGTCGCCCTCTTTCGTGCGAAGCCTTGTCTCACTATATATCTTGATCGCCGCCTCTATATGAGAGCCAAACGTCTCTCGGATAACGCGTAAATTGCGCTCCGGTTGTAAGTTTCCTTTAATTGAGAACTCTTCGCCCTCTTGCTCGGTTAGAACGCCCCGGACGTTTATCCGATGGCCTCTTCTTTTTACTTGGATATCCATTGCATTTAATAAGCATTCCATTAAATAGCTCCCCCAAGATCGTCTCCGCCTTTGACTTTTTCATAGCTTATCGATTGGCGAAGTCTTCCCGTATCGATAAGAGGATTTGAAGATCCTTTTGCCGCGACCGTCGAAGGTGCATTTGCCGGATCTCTTAATTTTTCAATTTTTTGCTGAATATTTGCTTGCGTTAAAAGCCCAATTTGATCGAGAGCGAGATCAAGGGACATTTTGCCCGCTAAAACGGCGCTTTGAAGTTGAAGAGCTTTTCCGAAAAGCCTATTTCTTCGCTCGTCAATTGTAGCACGAATAAAAGATCTCTCCGGGATATTCTCCGTCCCAAACTCGTTATATGAAGCATATTCCGCGACCGTTGCTCCGTCGTCGTCTCTTTCTTTCGCCGCGTTTCCGACTACTCCGACTTTAACGTAAGGCTTCCGTGACATTTTTTCGGCCATTTCAAAAAGCTTTTTATATCCGCGATCAATGTCCTGGACGCTCATTAACAATCCTCTACAATGCTCATCCCAATTACTTTAGAATTTCTTAGCTCAATAAATTGAAGCCCGTAATTAGATTGAGTCAAATATGCGTCGAGCCCATCGGCGCTTCCGGTATTATATGAAACGGCAATATCGCCCACTTTCTCCGAAGACTTTTGGCCCGCGCCCGCTTTTGACGGGCTACTCATAGTTAAATTATGAGCGGTCATAAGATAAACGGCTTGAGCGTAGCAATCGCCGAAGGCGTTTTTTCCCACTTGGCAAAGGGATGAATTGAAGTAATACTCAACTTTAGATGCATTTAAGCTATTGAACTCGCCGAAAACTTCTAAAAATTCGGCAATTGTAGGATTCATAATTTTACCTCAAAAAGTAGCGGGGCGATCCATCCTTGGACTTTGATTCCTTCCTTGGATTCTCCGCCGCTTCGCTTATATTGAAGGCCAAAGGATGAGTAAAGCCTTCCCAAATTATTACTCTTCGCTCGTTTTTAGAGCGTCTTCATTGATAGCGATTTGATTCTCAAGAGCTTTGATAACCGTAGCTCTATTCTTTCCTTCGCTCTCTTCCGCTTGAAGCTCCATAAGCTTGTCATAGTCGAAAGTTTCCTTT